CCTCGGAGGCGCGGATTGTGGTGCAGGGCAAGCCGGTCTGGGTGAAACGCTCGCGCAACAACCACTTTCTCGACTGCGAGGCGCTCTGCGCTGCCATCGGCTACACGCTGAACGTCCAGCGCATCCCCGAAGGTGTGGAGCGCAAGCTGTCCATTGAGGCGGCGGTACCCGACGGGCATGACCCGTCAATGGTGGCCGCACCGGAGCCGGACCCAGACGGGGCGCCGCTGCCGACATCACGCTCCTCCCAGATCCGTGGCGGCAGCGGCGCGCTGCGCGGGCGGTTTGCACGCCAGGGCAGCCGGTTGAACAGGTAAAGCACATGACCGTGATCTCAAAGCTCAAAGATCTGCTGGCCGAGGCGCTGCCTCAACCGGCGGGGCCTGAGGGGATGACCCTCCCCAAGCCCTCGGGCAAATACATGCGCGGCGGGCGCGGTGTCACCTTTGCCGGTTGGAAACCGGCGCTGCGGGAAAGCCAGGATGATATTGGCGAGGCCTGGGACGATGCCGCCGCGCGGGTGGGTGACCTCTTGCACAACAGCGGCTGGCTGGCCGGGGCCATGGAACAATGCGTCGCCAACACCGTGGGCACGGGGCTACAGCTGAAGGCGCTGCCGGAGAACGAGACTTTTGGGATGACGCCAGCCCAAGCATCTGACTGGGCGAAGACGGTGGAGCGCCGGTTTGAGCTCTGGGCGCGCAGCGCGCAGGAATGCGACATTCAGGGCCTGCGGACCTTCGGGCAAATGCAGGCGGCGGCGTTTCGATCGTGGCTGGTCACCGGCGAAATTCTCGCGGAGCTGCCCTGGCGCAAACGACCGTGGAACCGCTATGGCACCAAGGTGCGACTTCTTCCGCCGCAGCGGCTCTCGCGCAAGACCGAGAGCATGAAGCGGCTGATCAACGGGGTCTACACAGACGCTGATGGTATGCCCGTGGGCTACCGCGCGCTCCGCAAGGACCTGTTTCGCCACGACGTGGAATACGATGTTCGCGCCCGCGACCGGTTGGGGCGGCCCCGCGTGATCCATATCTTCGAGGGCGCGCCTGGTACACATCGTGGGATATCCCCGCTGGTCCCCGCTTTGCAGGTGGCCCGGCAGTTTGACCAGTTGGCGGACGCCACGTTGATGGCGGCGATCGTGCAGACGCTGTTTGCGGTGACGATCACCTCGGATGAGCCGACGGAGCAGGTGCTGCAGGGGCTGCTGACGCCCCAGGAACAGGCGCAGATGCTGGCGCAGGGCATCTCGCCGATGGAGGCCTATATCGAAATGGTCGCGGGCTATTATGATGGCAGCACGCTGGATGTGGGGATCAACGGGCGGCTGGCGCATCTGTTTCCGGGACAGGAGCTGAAGTTCCACACCTCGAACCATCCATCGTCGGATTATGCGGCTTTTGCGATGCATCTGCTGCGCGAACTCGCGCGCTGTCTCGGGCTGACCTATGAAAGCGCAACGGGCGACAACGTTGGCGCGACCTATTCCTCGCTGCAGGCGGCGACGACAGAGGTCTTTGCCATCACGAAAGCCCGGCGGCGCAACATCATGGCGCCGTTCTGCCAGCCGATTTTTGAGGCCTGGCTCGAGGAAGAGATCGAGGCGGGAGCCCTGCCGTTTCCGGGCGGGAGTGCCGGGTTTATGGCCAATCGCATGGCTGCGTGCCGCGCCGAATGGCGGGGCGACCCGCGTCCGCAGGCCGATGATCTGAAAAAAGCCAAGGCCCACGAGGTCTGGAAACGCCTTGGTGTCATGTCGGACGCGATGATCTGCACCGATCTCGGGGCCGATGTGGACGATGTTTACCAGCAGCTGGCGCAGGAACAGGCGCTCCGGGCTGAATACGGGCTGCCCGAACCGCAATTGATGGGTGCGCAGGGCGGTGGTCCTGCCGCAAATGACGACACAAGCGATGAGGCAGAGACATGACCATCAGCATCGACGAGGCCGATCCCTGCGCGGCGGCCGCCAGCCTGCGGCAGGTCTATGTCCGGCTCGTCGCAGGGGAAGGCGCCATGGAGGTGCGCTTCCGGGCAGGCTCGAACGGGGTAGAGCGGTCGGTGACCTATCATCGCGCGCATCCCGATCGGCTGCTCGCTGTCATTCGGGGCTTTGAAGATCAATGTGCCCGCATGCAGCGGCAACGGCCCCGGCGCTTTGCTGTGGCAACGGGAGGGGTCAGATGACGGACACTGGAGATTGCTCTTTGACCAAAACGGCGCGATCCAATGACTGCACGAGCGGCAAGAATGGTGTGTCTACGCCAATACTGGCTGCTGAGGGGCCAACGCTCGCACAGATTGCGGGCCGCGTGCTGAACCGCCCGCTGCTGCTGCATCCGGACAAGGCCGATCTGATCCTGCATGTGCTGCAGGGCCGGATTGGGATTGAGCCTCTGGCGGCTCCGGACCCGCAATCGAACCGCTTTGTCGGCAGTCACCGCCGCGATAATGGCAGCGTCAGCTCAATGCGCGTTGCAAACGGCGTCGCCATCCTGCCGATCGTGGGCAGCCTTGTGAACCGCGGTGCCTGGATCGGGGCCAATTCGGGGCTTGTGTCCTACGAGGGCATTGCCGCGCAGTTGCGCGAGGCGGAAGCAGACACGGAGGTGCGGGCGATCCTCTTGGATATCGACAGTCCCGGCGGTGAGGTCACGGGCATGTTTGCGACAGCCAACCTCGTTCGCGCTGTGAACGAGGTGAAGCCGGTACTGGCCTTCGTCAATGATGTGGCCGCCTCGGCCGCCTATGGCATCGCGAGCGCTGCTTCCGAAATCATCGTGTCGCCCACATCGATGGTCGGCTCCATCGGCGTTGTGCTGACGCATCTCGATCGCTCGGGGGAACTCGAGGACCGTGGCGTGAAGCCGACGCTCATTCATGCCGGGGCGCACAAAGTCGATGGCCACCCGTTCGGGCCGCTGTCGGACGCGGTGCGCGCTGACCTGCAGGCCGAGGTCCTGAAAATCTACGACCAGTTTGTCGGTCTCGTGGCGGAGGGGCGTGCTGGCCGGATCAGCGCCGCCGCGATCCGCGCCACGGAAGCCCGCACCTATCTTGGCGCGGATGCCATTGCTCAAGGCCTCGCCGATCGTATGGCGAGCCTCGACGAAGTCATCGCCGCGCTTTTGCAACCGCCCTCCGGGGCAAGCCCCCAGAGAAAGGGAGGACCCATGACCAAAATTACCCAGAGCGAGGCGCTGCAGGGCGACACGTCAAATTCGTCCAGAGCCACAGAGGCGACGGCCATCAGCCACGCTGATTTGCAAGCCGCTGTCGATGCCGCACGCACAGAGGCAAACGCTGCTGGTGTCACCACTGGCAAAGCCGAGGCCACGGCGCGGATCAAGTTCATCCTGACAGCGCCCGAGGCCGAAGGCCGGGAGGCCCAGGCGCTGGTTCTGGCCCTTGAAACCGAGATGACGGCTGTGGACGCAGCGAAAGTTATGACGGCGTCCCCCAAGGCATCGGTCCCCACGACGATTGCCGACCGGGCCGCACAAGAGACCGAGCTCGGGGCTGAAACCCCGGCCGATCAACGCAACCGTGCCGAGCGCAGTGTGGCTGGGTGGTCGAAAGCTATCACGCACGCAAATGCGCGCTTCGGCTGATTAGGGGAGTACCACTATGACCATTCTGATCGAAGGCCGGCACCCCGGCGAATTCCTGATGACCGAGGCCAATGGCCAGCGCTCGCGGGAAAACATCACCATCGCCAGCGGTGCGGGCATCATTGCGCCGGGTGCGGTGCTCGGCAAAATCACCGCCAGCGGCAAATATCTGGCCAGTGCCGTGGGCGCCACCGATGGTAGCCAGACGGCAGTCGCCATCGCGCTCTATGGTTGTGATGCCACCAGCGCCGATACTGCGATCGCCGCAATCACTCGCGATGCCGAGGTGAATGGCAAGATCCTGACCTATCATCCCGACCGGGATCAGCCTGCCGAAAAGACGGCCGCTCAAGATGATCTCGCAGGCGTCGGCATTATCGTGCGCTGAGCGCGCGTGACTTTTGGGGTGTGCTAACGTCAGCCCCGAATTCCTCACATTCCAAATCTGATCCCCCGCGCCCTCGTGCTGTGGGCGGATCCCGCGTGGCCAGTCGCTGGCGCGCCGACGCAATAAATGACCTCCCATGTCGATCCTCAACATTTTCAGTCAGGACGCCTTCAGCGTCATGCGCCTCACGGATGCGCTTCGTGAGATCAAATATACCCCGTCCCGCATCGGTCAGATGGGGCTGTTTCAAACGACCAGCATCGACACGCTCGATATCGCGATCGAGAAGGACAAGGAACAAAACCGCATGCTGGTCTCCGCCAGTCCCCGCGGTGGCCCGGGCCAGACCTTCGACAAATCGAAACGCGCCATGCGGATGCTGAAGGTGCCGCACTTCCAGGTTGATGATGCGATCTACGCCGACGAGGTCCAGCAGGTCCGGGCATTTGGCCAGGAAGTCGCCGTTGAGCGGCTGCAGCAGAAGATCGCGGACCGCGCAGCGGAAGCGAGCCAGTTCTTTGCGCTCACGGAAGAATACCACCGGCTGAACATCCTCAAGACCGGCCAGCTTCTGGATGCCGATGGCTCGGTCCTCTTCGATTATTTCACCGAGTTTGGCGAAAGCCAGCAGGCGGTCGTGGATTTTGATCTCGACAATACCAGCGCCACCGACGGTGCCCTGCGCAAGAAATGCGCTGGGGTCATCCGCCAGATGGCGGGTATTCTCGACGGGCTGCCCTACACGAGCGTGATCGCGCTTTGCGGGGATGCGTTCTTCGATGATCTGATCGGCCACAAGGAAGTGCGCGAGACCTATAAGGGCTATGCCGACGCCGCCTCGCTGCGCAACGCCTACATCAACTCGGGCAATTCCGGCATTTATGGCGCCTTCGAGTTCGGCGGCATCACTTGGATGAACTACCGCGGTGGTCAGAATGTCGGCATTGAGACCGACAAGTGCCATCTCGTGCCCATGGGCGTGCCCGGTCTCTTCCGAACGGTCTATGCCCCGGCCGATTACATCGAAACGGTGAACACGCCGGGCCAGCGGCTCTACGGCAAGCAGTGGGAAATGCAGAACGGCAAGGGTGTGAACCTCGAGTTCCAGATGAACGCCCTGCAATACTGCACCCGACCGCGCGTGCTGATCCCGGGCAAGCGGACGTAATGGTATTTTGCGGTTGTCGTGCTTGCATCAGCCGCTTTTGCCTCCGACATTGTCACCAAACTGGGCGCTCTCGTAGGCCTCCACAGCGTGCACCAGTTCTTCAAGCCGTACTTCGGCGGCTGAGCCAGGAGTGGCGTTCCAAAGCCGTTCTATCTCCTGCAGGGCGGCTCGATGCTCGTCGGAGTTTGTGATGGTGTTGGGTTTCATGGTTCCGCCTTTCTCAGTGCTGGAAATATCATGTCAATTTTTGACGACTTGGATGCGCTCACCAGCGCAGCAGTCAAGGGCGTTTTCGCCGAACCTGCGCATCTGCGCCCCCGGTTGTCTGCGCAATATGCTGAGCGCGCAGCGGACCCGGATCGCGCCGAGGTCACGGTTCATGGCATTTTCTCGGCGGGTCCCGTGAAAGACGACCTGCGGGGCCAAGCGCGGGTTGGGCAAATGTCGGGCACAACCAAGCTCGCCTCGACCGCCGCTGAGTTCTGGATCGCCAAGGCACAGATCGCTGCGCTGACGGCGCTCCCGGCCAACGGTGACACGGTCACACTCACCAGCCGCGCGGGCAGTCCGGTCTATGCGATCAGCGCGGTTCGTCACACGGATATGGGCGATCTCACCCTCATCCTTGTTCGAGAGGATCCAGTCCCATGAGCCTGACCCGTCTTGTCATGCGGCTGGCTGCTGCTCGCGCGCTGCGGGATCGCACCTTGGCGGGCGCACGGGTGTTCGACAGCGCGGTGGACCCGATTGATCAGACCATCGCCGAAACCCGCCAGCCGCTTCTGGTGCTGACCACCGATGAACACGCGCTCGACGTCACTGGCCGCGATCTCAGCAGTGGCCCCCATCGCTGCGATCTGGTGATCGAGATTGCCATAGCGTCCCGCGTCGAAGTACCCGCCTCGGACGGGGATGGCGGTCAGATCAGTATCGCTATTCCACACACAGATGAGGGGATGGAACTGACGCTGGACATCATGGAGCACCAGGTCACGCGGGCGCTGACCCGCGATGACACCGCCTGGTCGCGCGCCTGGATGAAACTGGTGCCACGTATCACACAGCGCCTGTCGCGGCGCGGCGCCTCGTCCGAGAACGGGGTGCGCTTCGCCGCGCGTCAGCTGGTGCTGACCTGCGATCTGGTGGACACGCCGGTGGCGGGCGGTACGATCGCGCCAAACAGTGCCTGGGGCGACGTGCTGGTCCTGATGGAGGACGATCCAATACTGGCCAATATCGCAAGCCTGCTGCGCGCGGTGATCGGCGGTGCGCCGCTTGCCGATTGGCACCGGGCGGCCGAAACCCTTGGCATCCCTCTGGAGGTGGCAAACCAGATCGGCATCGGGCCGGTTGAGGACCTCGATGCGGACCCGCAACCGCTCACGGACATCACGTTTCTGGATTTTGACCAGACCGTCATCTTTGAGCCGCAAGGATCGTAGGTATGGCGATCCGCGAAATCGTCGAGCTTGTCGCGCGTGTCACCGATCTGGAACGCCGTGTCGCAGGCGTCATGCGGCATGGGACGGTGGCGGAGGTAGACCCCGGACGCCAGCGCATGCGGCTGGATTTTGGGCCCGCGCATGGGGTACAAGGTCGGTTTTTATCACCATGGCTGCCCTATGCCCAGTTCTCGGGCGCGCTGCGTGTCCACACACCACCCACGGTCGGGCAGCAATTCACGGTGATGTCGCCCACGGGGGATTTCCAACAGGCGGTTGCGGTGCCGCTGACCCATCATGCGGGCAATCCGAGCCCCTCAACGGCGGGGCATGAGAATGTCATAACTTACGGCAATGTCCGGATGACGCTCGCGGATGATCTTGTGACTGTCGATGTGGGCGGGTCGATCCTGAACATGACGGCGGCCGAGATCACCCTTTCGACCAATGGCAGCAGCATCGTGCTGAACGCAGACGGCGTCACCATCAACGGTGCGCGGATTGATCTGAACTGACCGAAAAGGGGGACCTCATGCCAGCTGTCACCCGACACGGCGACGCCTGCACCGGACATGGCTGCTGGCCGCCCCGACCCAGCACCGGCGGCAGTACGGATGTCTTTGCCAACGGGATTGCGGTTCACCGGCAGGGTGACGCATGGCCTGCGCATACCTGTCCGGCGATCCCGCAGACCCATGCCAGCGTGCTGGCCTCTGGATCCACGACGGTCTTTGCCAATGGCCGTGAGCTTGGGCGAATTGGTGATCCGGTGGCTTGTGGATCCTCAGTGGCTGCCGGGTCGCCAGACGTGTTTGCCGGGGAATGAAGCGGCGAAGTTCAAGGTTGGAAACGCCAACCTTGAAATCTTCAATGCGCTGCAAGGCGCAACCACAGCAAGGGATAGAGATATGAACCGATATGCGATCACCGAGAAAGCAGGCCGCTTCGTTGCGGGGCAGACCAACACCGGCGTGGGCACTGTGCTGGCGCTAACGGACAAGCAGGCAGAACACGAGCTTCGCCTTGGCACGCTGCGTCGGCTCGATGTGCCCGGCTCCGAGTCCGAGGGCGGCAAGACTGCGCCCGCTGGCAAGGGGAGGAAAGTTGCCAAGGGCGACCCCAAGCCAGCTACGGATGATCAAGCAGGCGAAGGCGCTGGTGACGAATGAGGGCCAGGGAGGGCTGAGTGATGGCCACGCGCAGTACGAACCCGTCCGTCGGCCTCAACGCCGTAACGGGCGGTGTGATTGAGGGCTGGCCGCATGTGGCCCAGAGCCTGCAGGATATCTTCACCACGCGGTTTGGCGCCCGGATCATGCGCGAATGGTATGGATCATTTGTGCCCAACCTGCTGGGCCGCACCATCACGCCCAATGAGGTCACACCGTGGTTTGCGGCGGTGACCTCTGCGATCGAACAATTCGAGCCGCGCTACCGTGTGACCCGCATTCAGATCGTGGAGGTCACGCGGGATGGCCGGCTGCAATTTTTCCTTGAGGGCGAGTACCGCCCGCGTGCCACCTATGGCGACTTCACGGTCGAAGGCGCGCGCCGCATCAATGCCTATGCCAACCCGGACGGGGTGCTAATCGAGGAG